ATAGAAAGTGGTGGTGGCAGTCCAGGACAACGAAAGATTCGAACTCTAGCTGATATCGAAAAAATTTATCAGGACGAGTATGGATCGAACTAACTTTGGTGAGCATTTTTTTGCTCGATGCGCTTAGTTAATACTAAGCGATTACTTTGAAAGGACAGGCACGATGACTGCTACTAACGAAACATTTAATACGTTGCTGAAAAGGTACACAAATTTTGAGCTTCACATGGAAACACTTAAGCAACACAACTGGTTTATTAACTGGGTACCTAAGAAACAGGACTGGAATGGCGGAACAATGGAAATCCCATTTGAAGCTGCACAGGCCGCAAACTTTTCTTGGGGAGCTCTTCCTGCTGATACAGATATCGGTGAAGATCAGTTCTTAATGGGAACTTTGACTAACGCTGATCTTAAAGAGCTTTGGTCAACAATGAAGTTTTCAAACAAAGATCTTCGTCGCCACGGTGACATGAAGAAATCTTACCTTAACATCATGCCAAAAAGACTTGATGCGATGACCGCTTTAATGTCTCAGATGGTTTCATTGACTTACTTTACAGATGGCGCAATTGATATCGCTTCTGCTAACGGTACTTCAACTGGAATTGCCGTTCGTGTTCCTCACAGATTTAACATTGGTCAAAAGATCGTTGTTGATGACGGTGATAGTGCATCTGCGACAGGTTACATCACTGCAATTAACATCAACACTGGTTTCTTGACCATTCAAGATGCTCGTACAGGTGGTTCTGCTGTAGACTTGTCTGCTTACACAACTGCGCAAGCTGCAAAAATTTACAACCCAGGTGTTGCTGATGTTCCTCAGAGCTTGAAGTCTATTCTTCTTCCTGCGACTGACGGTGGATCAACTAACTATTTTGGTTATGAAAAGGCACTTTTTCCGGCTCTTCAGTCTAAAGCGATTAATGGTAGTGGTTTTGAGGCAGCTTCACTTCTTGATGACCTTTACTCTGCTTACTACGATGTACTTGAGCAAGGAAAAGGTAGTCTAGATAAAACTATGGTTATGCCGCTTTCGTTCATGAAGCACATTTCTAGTGGCCTTGAGAACAACAAGCGTTACACAGCCGAAACTAAAAGCGTTGGTTTTGGAATGCGTGAAGTTTCAGTTGTTGGTCCAGATGGTATGGCGAAGTTTGTTGCGATTCGTGATTGTGACCCGAACACAGTTTACATGTTGGATAAAAAAGGTATCTGCCTTGCGGGTAACTCTTTCTTCAAGCGTGATGCTGATGCCAACGGTAACGAGTTTTATGTGAAACGTGAAACTACTGGTAAGACGAATATTGTTGATACTTGTTTTGAAGCTGCACTTGTTGTTCAAGCGCCTTCTCACCAAGGTATTGTCCACAGCATTCCAAGCATTCTACCTTAGTAGAATTTACTACCCCTGAGTGTAGCCGAGATGTCGCTTAAGACTGAGAGGCTTGCTCGGGGGTTTTTCAATATAAAGGGAGATTTAAGAGATGTTATCAAAAAAACAAGAAAAATATTTAGCAGATTCTTCTCGCGTAATGGAATCAAGTGGCATCGCAAAAGCTTTGTCTCGTGGTGAGCAAGTTATTGCGAAGTCTTATGACTTTGTAGTTTCAGGCGGTGCGGTTGGAGATGTTCTTTTAGGTTACGAATTTCCTGAAGCGGTGATTGTTACTAAAATTATTGCTCATGAAATAGGTGCCTTAACGAGTGATGGATCGGCAACGGTTACTGTCGAAGCTGGTTCAACGGCTTTAACGGGAGCTTTGGCTTTCGATTCGGCATTCACTGGGACTGAAGAACTAACTCTAGCTAACGCTGGTGGTGTTCCGGTTGCTCTTGGTGAAGCATTGCAAATCGCGATTGGTACAGCGGCATTAACCGCCGGTAACGTTCGCTTTTATGTTTACGCAGTTCCTCAAAGGGACATTTAAAGAGAACTTGAGAGGCTTTGTTTGTTCGAGGCCTCTCTATTTACATTATAAAAAAAAGGATTGCTTGAATGGACGTTAAATCACAACTTATAGATGCCCAAGTAGAAAGTCGCGCTGGCAATCCAACTACTGCCAAACGTGGCGAGCTCGTTTTAAACACATCAGACTCTAATCAGCTAAAATACTCCGATGGCTCAGCAGCAAGAACTGTGGCTAATACAGATCAAGCTCAAACACTCACCAACAAAACGGTGGTTGTGGCGGATAATACGGTTACGACAGCGGCAAGTGGAAACTTGAGTGCGACTGAATTGAATAATGCTTTGGCCGAATTGCAAACTGACATTGATACAAGGGCGACAAGCGCAAGCTTGAGCTCTCATACAGGAAGCACTTCCGCGCACGGCGTAACGGGTGATATTGTAGGCACTAGCGATGCCCAGACTTTGTCTAGCAAAACTTTCTCTGATGCCATAACGATGGCCGAGCTAGGTGCTGCGCCATCAATTCCATCGAGCGGAGAGAAAAAGGTCTACGCAAAAAACGATGGCAAAGTATACACACTAGATAGCGCAGGACTAGAGGTTGAAGTTGGGGCTGGTGGGGGCACCGGCTCCAAGAACTATATTGATAGTGACAGCGCAGAGTTTGAGTCAACTGTTGGATCTTGGGCAACTGACGATGGCGCAGGGAGTGCAGCCGACTACATAACAGTAGCAAGAACAACTAGCCGTCCAGTAGCTGGTTTAGGTTCTCTTCTTTTAACGAAATCAGCAAATGATGCTACAGGTGAGTTTGCAAAAATACAGAGCCAAACCTTAGACCTTGTTGATCGTGGTAAGGCACTGTTTGGATCATTGAGTTTTCTTACCGATGACTCAAACTACTCATCAGGTGATTTGAGACTTCAAGCTTGGGACGTTACCAACGATGCTGAGTTGTATATGGGACCTGAAGAAGGTCTAGAGATACCTTACAATCTTTATGCTAATAAGATGAACTTCACAGTCTACACACAACAAACCACTGAAGAAGTAGAGCTTCGGATTGTTGGCAATAGCACTAACTCGCTTCTTTATTTAGTTCGCTTTGATGAAGTTAAGCTTGGTCCTGCGACTCAGATTCAAGCGCCTATAGTTACTAATATGCGAGTCTCTCAAGCCCCCGACTCTCTTTGGAACGGTACAATCGGCAATGGTTCTATAAGAGTATCCTATAGACAAGTCGGCGATAGTATGGAAATTGAATGGAACGCTAAACTAGGTAGTACATCTACATTTCCTGCCCAGCTAAATTTTATTATTCCCGAGGGAAAGAGTATTGATACGGCAAAAAGTGGTCAGGGCGGCGGGGCCACTCAGGTTTACGGTACAGCATGGGCATTTGATGTTGGCTCTCAGTTTTTTATTGGGCAGGCTGTTTACGGAGGTTCAACTTATCTTAGGGTACAGTCAAATCAAAACGGCGGGAACTGGAATCCATCTAATCCTTTTTCTTGGAGTGTAGCAAATGAAGACTCCTTTTCTGTCAAGGCCGTTGTGCCTATTGCAGGCTGGGATGCGGGCGCTTTAGTTGGCAGTAATGAGCTTGCTGATCAAACCATAAGAGCGCAATATACCGCAACGACCGGGAGCGCGAACACGAGTTTTGCCGATGCCACTGAGGAGACGGTCGACTTCAATTTAAAGATTAAAGACCCACATAACGCTGTAACTACCGGAGCTTCGTGGAAATTTACAGCACCAAGAACTTCCGACTATCGAGTCGATGTGTTCTTAAGCTGGGTGAATACAATCAATCTAGGATTAGCTTATATCGAGATTTTTAAGAACGGTTCGTTCTTTAGGCGATTAGATGCTCGTCAAGGGTCGTTTTCTTTGAGCGGCTCTACCACTATTACTTTAAATAAAGATGAATATATCGAGATCAAGGCATCGCAAGATGATTCGGGCGGGGCGGCAAGAACTCTCGCCGCTTTCAGTGGTGGCTATACCAACATCTCCATTGAGTCCCTCCCAGACTACGCAGTTCTAGGGGTAGTAAAAGACCCAGCGACTCCAATAGATTTTACACCTTCGATCACTAACTTCTCAATCGGAAACGGTACGCAGAGTGCGAAGTATTGGAGAGACGGCAAGTTTATGAAAGGCTTTGTTAACGTGGCTTTTGGTTCTACGACTTCGATTAGTGGGAGCATGCAAATGACAGTCCCTGGTGGTGAGTCTATTGATTTAGCTTTTGCCCCGGCTGGTCTTCAAACTAAAGCGGCAGATTTCAATATAGAGGATGCTGGTGTCGGCGGCTATCATGGCATCTTGTATGTTGACAGCGCGACACTTCTAACTTTCACGGCATGGAACGCTAACTCTACCTACGCATCTATATCTTTTTTAAGTTCTACAGTTCCAATTACATGGACAACAAATGACAAATTTAGAGTAGATTTTAAAATACCAATATCAGGTTGGTACTAGGAGAATGATATGAGCACAACACTTTCAAAAGGATATAAGAAACCCGACACTGGCGATCGTGGATCTATCTGGTTTAAAAATCTCGAAGATAATATCGATCGAATTAATTCACATGATCACGATGGAACGAACTCTGAAAAGGTCACATCTAAAAATATAGTCGCAACAACCTCAGCAATTGCGTCAGGTGATTGGGGCGCTGACCAGGGCGGGTCAACTTACTTGGCTACCGTTACTTTGGCGAGCGGAGTTACTTTTGAAAATCACTCGCTTACTTTTATAGACGATTCTAATGGAGCGAGATTACACCCTACTGTTAGAAAAACATCGTCAACAACGTTTACCGTTTCGGTTAACGATAACACTTTGGATATCACGATAGTTTATGGATAATTTGCAAGGTCTTACAATTGATGATTTTTCCGGTGGAATGACTGACTTTATTGTTGGTGGTTCCATTCGGCAAAATGAAATCATCAAAAACATGGTGATTGATGAAAATCGCGACCTTGTTACAAGACCTGGATCTCGCCCTAAGTTTGAATACAGGATTACCAGTACTGAGGTGGCGAGAAGAGTTTTCGCTTATGATAGTGATTTTTTGGTGCAAGCTGAAACTTCACTTTACGAAATGGGTGCTTCAGGTGCGACAGCCATTAACCTGGAAGGTGCTACAGATGCCTTCCTTGGCGCTGGCACTTCTACAAAGGTTTTTAATAACTCGTGGAACGACAATATTATATTTACAAGCTCCGACCTTATTTATCCTTTGAAATGTTGGAAGAACGAAAACGGCGATTTTAAACTTCAGCGATTGGGAATGCCTTATATTCTTCTGACTTATTTGGTGAGTCTTGCAAATGATGTTAAAGCAAAGTTCAATGCCCACATTGCTGATACAGGCGAGCACTCTTCAAGTGACGCCGGGAATGCCGTTGCTTCTGACGATGCCATAGACTACGACACAATGCTTGTTCTTACTCAGGAGATACTCACCAAGTACGAACTTCACTTGAGTGCAGCGGCAAAGCATCCGGGAGCGGTAGACTCAGCACACAGCCTTGAGGAAGATGAGATACTTACCGTTTTTGGTGCGGCAAGTGCCTTGGGTGACATAAAAACGAAACTTAATTTGCATGATAACGATGGCACAGCCCACACAGCGGGAGGCGGATCTCACCAAGTAACAGTCAAGTCCACTCGCTCGGAGCTTCTCACTAGTGCCGGTGGTACAGGAAGCTCATACCTCTATGCTTTACACTACAAGTACACTTATCAAACTTTAGAGAAAACTTTTATTGAGAACAGTGACGTTCTTTATTTAGAGCTCTCAGATATCGGAACTCCCGATGCAAACAACGTAACCATCACTCTGCCAAACTTAAGTACTTTGGTGGGCTATGATGTTGCAAATATTAAGGTTGCGATCTTTAGAACTAAGGTTGACGGTCAGAGTTTTTTCAAGGTCGCTGAAGTTGACGCTAGTGACACAACTTATGTGGATGCAAAGAGTGACACTGATATTGAAAACAACGCACCACTTTATGTAGAAGGCGGCATACTCGCAGATGAGCCACCACCAAAGGCTAAGTTCTCGGCACTTGTAAATGATACCCTTGTCTTGGGTAATATTAAAGACGGCTTGAATCGCCTTCCTAACTTTATTCAGCTTTCCAAACAGGGAAGGCCCTGCTCTCATCCTAATACTTTTCGTCAAGAGTTCGAAGGGGATGTCGTTGGGATTGGATATATAAACGTCTATCCAATCGTCTTCTTGGAGGATAAAGTCTACCGAGTTGAAGGTTCGTTTAACTCGAGTGGGCAAGGGTTCTTGCGCAAAAGATTGATCACAGATTCCGTTGGGGCCTTATCGCACAGTTCAATAGTTAACACCAAGGATGGTGTTTTCTTTGCTGGCCCTGATGGTTTTTACGCAACCGATGGCTTCAAGGCTCGCAAGGTTTCAATTGATTTAAATCATACTTACGCGGCCCTTGCCAATAAGAGTGATATCAGCGGAACTTATGATAAACTCAACAATAGAGTGCTTTGGTCAACAAAGCGTGACTCAGCTAACACCTATAATGATTCTATTTTCATAGCTCACCTGGAAAATCCCACAGAGAAGCAAGGCTTTGCCTTTTCCTTCTTTGATGGTGGCCGAGATATTGAGAACTTTTTTCTTGGCGGGATAGGTTTTGATAATGATGGCAACAACAATGATCTCTTGAGAGTCGATCCAGACGGATATTTGATTTATCATAACGAAGCTTTTACAGATGATTGCTTTGTAGTGAACACAAAAACTCCAGACCTTTGGGATACTCAGACCATTATATATGACATCGACACTGTGGCGATGGATATGGGAAATTCAAAGTCGAGAAAATGGATACCGAAAGTAAACGTAAATGCTAGAAACGTAAGTGCTTTAAGTCTTCAGATATCAAGTGCTAACGACAATACAAATATTTATGAAGAGTTGAATCGAATCATTGACCAATCAAACGTTGCATGGGGAGACCCTACTGTTATTTGGGGCGATGACTCCGTACTTTGGAACTTGCTGCCGATCATTTCTCAGTGGCGATACTTCCCCGCTTCAAGGCAGGCCATTCGTTGCATGTATAAGCAGTTACGATTCACTAATGCTTACATCGAGATTGATGACGAAGCGAACATTGGTAACTGCTCAGTTGATTCGGCTAGTTCTACAATTAGCCTTCTCTCCTACCCGACTAACTCTTGGATAGACGAGTCTGTGAATTATTTTATTAGCTTTGCACATGAAAACTACGAATTTGAATATAAAATCACTTCAATTAGTGATGGTGATCTTGTGGTGAGTGACTCGTCTAATACTTTGACTAGTTCGACGAGTACTGCTTGGCGAATCAGGGGCTATAAGAAGGGCGAGACTTTGAATTTGTCAAACTATGTGCTTTCTTATGCGCCAATTACAATGACACAAGTTACGGGTCAGGGGGGCACACCTTGATTTTCCTTGATAGCGAAAAGATAGGTGATCCTTATGCTCGAGAGAACTTAGAAAAAATATCTGAAATCTTAAACTCTAATCCTCTCATTCGTGGTGATTTCAAATCATTCGAGTTTACCGTTACACAAACGGGATCAATCATAAAGGTTCGGCATAACTTAAGGTATACCCCTACCGATGTATTTGTTTCTTGGGTGACAAACGACTCAACTATCGTGTTAAAATATGATCAGATAGATGACGAGTTCTTAGCGTTTACCTCTAGCCAAGAGTGCAGATTAAGACTGATAATTGGGAGGATCGCATAATGGCTAAAACCTGGGCCACATTAAGAGAAGAGATCAAAGACGATATGAATCTTCACGGCGAAGACTTTGCCTCTGATGTTGAGCTTTTAGCTTGGGCAAATGATGGTATAGAGCAGGCTGAGAAAGAGATCGTAAGTCTTTACGACAAGTATTTTGAAACTGATGCAGCCCTAACCTTGGTGAGTGGTACGAGTCTTTACTCACTCCCCTCGAACATACTTGCTAATAAGATAACTCACATAGAATATAAGAATGGATCTGACGAATATGAAGTTCATTATCTTAAGAGAAAAAATGAAGTCAGGTATCAGAACACGACTAACGAGTTTTATCGGTATCGCCTTAGAAACGACATTACTGATGGTATTCAGATTGAGCTTTTCCCGGTAGCACAAGAGAACTCAAGCAATGTGAAAGTATACTTCATAAGATCTGCGGTAAGATTAGTTGAAGACACTGATTTGATTGAAATCCCAATAGCTGATGCTTTCATAAAGCAATATATTAAAGATCAAGTTCGGGGGAAAGAGCTTGGTCCCATGTTCAATCACCAAGAGACTCCAAACTTACAAAAGCAAAGGGCCTTAATGATTGAGGCGCTAAACAACATGATCCCTGACGATAGTCGAGATGAAATCGATCCGCCATCAGATGATTTAGAAGATTATTATTATTAAGCCTATGAGGAAGTGAGATGTTACAAAATCCAAATGCTAACAAAGAGTTTCAGCCACGCGAATATAAAATTGGTGATCAAACTTATACGGCTTACACTCCTGGGGAAGCTAACAAACTAGAGCAGCAGCAGAGCGAACACATAAAGCAAACCAACGCAATGGCTGGTAGCCCTGATCGTCCCGAGTATGACACAATGATTGATCCGGCAACGGGCATGATCAGTGATCAGTACCAACTTGCTCAGGCCACCCAAAGCGCCCTTGGCGATGACGCTGGTTACAACAAGTTTGAGCAAGAAGCTTTAAGAGATGGACCCAGTGCATACGCCAATCTGATGATTGAGCAGCAGGGCTTGGAGCGCAAAGATCAATTAGATGACATAAACTCTCAGTACAACATGGGGATGCAGACAGCCCTCGATGGAATGGCTTCCCAGGGCGGGCTCTATGGTGGCGCGAAAGAGCGTCTCGGTGCCAACTCAATCCGCGATATGTTAGCCACTCGCCAAGGTGCAAGGTCTGATTATCAAAAGCAGCGCCTCGGAATTCTCGGTCAAGACGAGCAGAATCGTGTCGGTCAACTTCAGTCGTTGTCTGGAATGGAAATGGATCGCAATCGCTTGGGTCTTCAGGGCAAAGAGTTTGATATCCGAAATTCAATGACAGAAAGAGATAATGTGAGAAGAGACTCGCAAGACGCTTGGAAAACTGAGATGGAAACTTGGGCATCAAACAAACAAGCTGATGCTCAGTCCGGCGCTGCTGGCGGCTGTTTCCCAACGGGCACTCTTATTGAAATGGCCGATGGTTCTAAAAAGAAAATTGAAGATATTAAGCTTGGCGATGACACCTTTGGTGGGACAGTTACTAAGCTTATCCAAGGGCTCGCTTTCGGTGCTAAATGGTACAACTACGAAGGCGTTATTGTTACGGGCGATCATGCAGTTTATGAAGAAGAAGAGTGGGTTCGTGTAAAAGACTCCGACCTTGGCGAGTCGTTAGATATAAGGGTTGAATATCTTTATAATATTTCAAACGCTGGTCACATGCTTTTGATTAAAGACACTCTTTTCTCTGACTTTGATGAAGTTGAAGATGCAACACTTTCTTATGAAGATAGCTTAATGGAGAAGAACGTAAAATCATGTTTGAATCGTATTTCTTAGAAGAGTATGGACGAGACACACTTAGAAACGATCACGGTTTCTGTATGTATGTTTTAAATAAAGAGCACGCGGAGCTTTTTATCACGGACTTCTACGTCAAGCCAGAGTCGCGCGTAAGTTACGAAGGCAAGAAGCTCTTTGAGAGAGTTAAGGATATTGGGCGAGTGCATAATTGCGAAGTTGTCACTGCCCTTGTTTCTTTTGGCGTGAAAGATCCCGCGCGATGTACTCGAATACTTCGCACTTATCTTTCAATGGGTTTTCAAGTAATGGACTCAAAGAATAATCAAATTATTTTGAAAATGGACATAAGTGATGAAGGCTAACGAACTTGATACTTTAGATAATATGATTGCTGATTTTAGCGCTGATGTTGAGCTAACTTCTGAGCTTCGAGAAGGCCGTCGGCAGCGTATTTGTCAGTTCGAGTCTGCACTTTCAACACTTGATGGGGCGATTAAATCTGATGAAATTAACAAACAAGTTACTCATTATTTCGGCAGTGGCGTTTACTCAAGAGAAATGTTTATTCCAAAGGGACAGGTTATAGTTTCCAAGATTCACCGGGGAGAAACCACGAACTTTATTATGGCGGGTGTAATCTCGGTCATAAGCGAGGAAGGTTTTAAAACTTACGAGGCTCCTTGTGTTTTTGTTTCAGCGCCATTTACAAAGCGAATTGTTGTCGCTCAAACAAATGTAATTTGGGCCACGGCACAAGGGTCACAC